ACAACCGCCATAGCATACTGTTTTGGATCTACTGCCATTCATATCACTCCTTAAATAAAAATAACGCCCTCTGTGGCGTTTTAGTGCGCGTAATGAGTCTATTACGCAGTAACGAGTTCCCTCGGAATAGCTTCAATGTCTGTTCTTTCAGCTTCAGTAAGGAGTCCTTTTGTTACCGCATTATCTAAATTCGTAGTAGTAAAATTTGCGTTATATTTCCAGCAACTCACAAAATAATTATATAGTCTGCTCATTTATCATACCCCCAATAAAACATTGATTGCATTTTGAGCCTCAATAAGAGAGGATTGAAGGGTTGCTACTTGAGTTTCCAGAAGTGAAATTTTAACCTCTGGACTTACATACTCAACATAATTGGGATTTTCAACAAATCCATTAGATACTGAATAAGTATATTTCTGTGGAATTATTGTATCCGCAGTTTCTACGCCTTCAAATTTATTACATTCTGAATAATAACCTATAATATATTCTCCATTTGAATCCGTTACCAGTAGTCCGTTTTCTACTTCCGCTGCTGTATCGACTATGTTCACAACTACATTATCTAATTTATTCGTGATAATCACCTTTTTTGGCATTTTAACTTACCTCCATTTTACTTTAAGATCTCCAGTCATAGCATTTTATTGCGTTACCTTCTGTACCACCTTGAAGTGCGACCCCGTCTACAACTTTTTTTAATGCAAATACAACTGCCTTCCCGTAGGTTGTGCTATACCCATAAGAAACTAAAACCTTAGAACTACTTAATACTGCCGATGATGCCTCGTGTGTCGTACTGTTGCTAAAATCGTATGGTACTCCCTTAGTGATAGTTGTGCCAGTTATAGTTAGCACGACAGCCTCTCCAATATTAGTTGATAGGTTGCTGACAACAAGAACTGTTGAACTATCGATAGCCAATGCCCATATTTTGTCACCAGTCCCTGTTGTCAGAATTGTTCCCTCTGTGACAGTGGTCCCAGTTATAGATAGAACAACTGCTCTTCCGCCATAACTATTATTATAAAAAGCAACCAGTACTCGCGAACTATCCAATCTGACGGCTGACGTAAATGTAATTAGGGTGGCAGAATCAAATCCAAAAAATGATCCTTTAGTGATGGTAGTACCGTTTATGGTTAATACTATTGCCCTACCCCAACCACCAGTGCTGTAGACAGCCAGAACCCTAGAGCTATCTAATAACACCAACGAATTGCTGAGAGTGCCCACATCGATAACGGTGAGTGCCCCAACTGTTACAACAGTATCAACTATAGTCAGTACATTAGCATAATTGTTGCCATTGTCACTATAAGAAACCAGAACCCTAGAACCATCCAATGCTACAGTGGAGGTGTAGTTAACAACACCGGAACGGAAGCTTACTGGAGTACCCTTCGTGATGGTTGTGCCGGTTATGGTCAATACGACAGCATATCCATAACTGACCCCTTGCTCATAGCATACGACTACCCTAGAGGGGTCCAACAGTGTTGCGGAGATAAATGATGTCCCAGATGAATTAAAGGTGAATGGTGTACCCTTTGTTATCGTCGTACCATCGATAGATAATACAACCGCCGTCCCATATCCAGTTGATGCCTCATATGCAACCAGGACTCTGGAGCTATCAAGTGTCACGGCTGAAGTATACTGTGTATTGGCTGATTCAAAATTAAATGTCGTGCCTACATAGTCACCATGTATTATTTTATGCCTAGCCTTTGAAGCTTTATCATTTATATATTCAACTAGATCTCCTGTGCTAACAGTTTCCCCAGCAGCCACAGTATAACTTCCCAGTATAGAATCAAGTATTTTTAAGTTACCTACTCCTATGCCATGTTCTCTTAATTCAATCACGACAGCACCTCACTTGCCACGCTATCATTGCTGTCATAAGTTATAGTGTACGTCTTAGTCCATTCAACCGTTGTCCCATCGATTTTATATTTCGTTTCTGTTCTTGTTGTATATTTTGGAGATGTCCCACCGCTTAAAACCGACTTTAAAATAAGTGTTCCATCTGATCTTTTATGGCCTACTTCGGTATAAATACCATTACTATCCATACCAGATTTTACAGTTGAATAGTACGCAGTTTCCGCCAAATGTCCAGTAACGGCATCGGCTTGAGTTTTTAATTGTGCGTCGATTATATCCGCATTATCGTTGAAATCCGATATCTTAACATTGTCAGTAAGCTCCGGCTTTTTTAAGCCGTAAGTAGTTGTTTCTTGCATTTTGTCACCCCTTAGTTAAAAGTCTGTGCGCCAGCCCATGTTAAGGTTGATACATCTTGCCACGTCTTAGTTCCTATAAAACTCCAAGTGTTGTAGGTGTAATCATAAGCAAACGCCAGGTGTGCGGGCTTGATCTCTTCGATGATCGCTGAAAGGTCGGCCATATTAGACGGAGTTCCTTTTGTGCCAGTAAATTTAACCTTGAATACGTAGTTGGCATTGTCCTCTACTACGGAAACCTCTCCGTTACTGAACGCTGCCGCGACTGTCTCGATCATGGCCTTTGTCGTTGTCCCTACTGATCTCAGTTTCGCTTTGACTTTCTCGCGCCTGAAATCATATGGCTTGGAGACATCTGGAGTAATACCAAGATCCAGCTCCCAGCGATCAACGTTTTTCACTACACTGTCGACAAAAAGACTATCCTGTAAGGTATCTAGTTCAAACTCTAAACGCCTGAGCTCTTTAGTGTCGGCATCAAGCAGATTGCTCATTACCTTAGAGCGGTAGTAGTAACCAGGTAGGGCTTTTAGCATCTCCTTCTTGTAATCCCGCTTAGCCACACTGCACGAAACAACGACCTCAACTTGTCCTTGTGAGATAATCGGCGAAAATTCAACGTTGATACCTTGTATCCATGCCTCTCCAATGCCTTCGCTGGTTGCCTGACCAATACTTAGGTCAATACCTTTGGCCTGTACCTCCGCCGCCCCTTCTAAAAGTGCTAGGCGAAAATCCATAACAAAGTGCGGGTCTAAGTCTCCCCACGTTAGGCCTTGAACGGCATCCCACGTTTGCTGTTCGATTGCGGGCATAATCATTCACCTACTTCAGTCTTACGATTAGGTAGCTTTGCGGTATCTTGAATTGACTTGAAATATTGATGGTCTTTGCGAACTCTAAGGGAGCATGAAAAAGCAAATTTCCACCGCTTTGCGCATCGTATAGTCCTACGTGCGTAATCGTCCCCCAGCTTGCAGTTGCAATCGGGAATAGAACATCAGCCGAGTTTGATGTCTGTCCATCGGTCGGAGATGTGAACGCGACCGGCATACGTACATAAGATCCACCGGTTACTTCTGTCCCCGTTCCTGCATCCGTTGGGTCAGACGTGAAAAGACCAGCGTAAACTGTCGCCGGTGAACTGTATGATGTGTTTCGGAGGACAGCATTAATCAATGCGTTTTCCAAGTAATCTGACAACTGACTCAAAATAAACCACCTCCTAAGTTAATGTAACTGTGCCGAGGATTGCCACCTCGGTATCAGCAACGGCAATGTTCGCGGTACCCGTGTTAACCGTTAGGCCTGTATAATCGAGTACCCCTGCGCTGGAAAGAATTAGACTGCCAATCCAGGCATAACTGACCACATAGTTTTCGGTGAAAGCGATCTCTTTCAGATATGCAATTAGGTTAGTTTGGATATTAGCCAGGGCTTGTTCCTGAGTATAGTCGGTACTAATCGTGAGTTGAACGGCTATATCAATTGATTTTCCTGTTGCGGATACTACTGTCACCGTTGCGCCGATCGGGCGTTCATCCTCGATGTGATCCGTCACTTCCGTCACTAGCTCCGCGCTGGCTGGTTGCCTATTACTGTCAACGATGACAACTTTGATGGTCCCGTTACCCGCCCATAAAGGGAAGACACGGGCATCGCCAACACCGGTTACTCCCTTGGCCCAATTGATATAGTGATATTTGTTTCCACTAGTTTGAGGTGTACGAACTTTCTCGAAATAACGTTCGCGCAATTCATCATCCGGCTCACCGTCATAGCCATTTGTAAAGGCGGCATTATTAACAACTGCCGATAAGCCAGCGATAGTTACCGGGTAGTATTTAACTGCTCCCTCAGGAGCATTCCCGGCGCTCCCGTAACTATCGCACTCAACCTGTACAGTCTCCATAGTTGTTTCTCCGATGGTTGTGGCCTGGCTAATAATACTAAACGTTAATACGTCACTAGATACTTTCGTGCCGGGCGCTATGATTATCCCCGGCTGGCCTGTTATTGTCACAGCGCCTGTCGCTTTTGTAGCCGGCTTACGAGTAACGCCTTGGTCAGCTACCTTGCGGTCTAGGTATTCAGCCTCTGCCGTAGTTGCAAATCCACGATCCAGTGTAGCATTAATTTCTGCATCTTTCAGTTCCAACTCAATAGCTACAGGCTTAATCGCATCATAAAAAAATGACCCCTCTGATTTATCCACATCAGAGGTTATATTTCTCAGCATCCGATCTGATATTTCCTCGTTAGACATTACTCATAATCACCTCCCCGTAAATCGTGTTTAGCGTCATGCTCAATATTACCCGGTCTTCGTCCGTTTCGACCTCGAAGTTGCTCACATTTGTTATGGCACTGCTTGTGAGGAGAGCCTCAGTGATCGTCCGTTCCAACTCGGTATGCGTAAAGTCCCTGTCGAACGATCTGCCGATTAGGCTGTGATGCGCTGATCCGTAATCAGTACCCTCATATATAGGTATTCCTTTAACTGTCCGCAGGGCTTTCTCTGCCCATACTCTCACGTATTCTTTCCCAGTTACCAGAGGTATCTTGCCGTCTATCAGGATAAAGTCCCCGGCCGTAAAGTCCCATGCAAACGTTTTGTGTCCCGACGCGGTTTCTGTCTGCGCCACATCTATGGCAGTAATTTCAAGCCTTGAGATGTTAGGCAGCATCTCACTCACCAACCTTATCTAATACATACCAGAGCTTATAATTACTGTCAGGTATCATAATTACCATATCCCCTTGCTGTAAAGGGTTCTTGATTGTTATAGTCTTTGTTGTCGTCGAGTAGATAGTGTCATCCGTGTAATTCACACTAAACCCATTTAATAACAGATTCGCGACCACTAGTTTGTCATTCTCCAGGACAACGCTATCACCCCACGATACCTTCAATGGGGTCGTGGATATAACCTCGCCCGTAGTTATTCCGATTGCTTCAGGATTGTTCCGATCGCTAAAGAGTTTTGCCATTTTCTCTAAATTCGTCATGCAACATCCTCCGGAAGTGTCAGCGTTAGATCCATGGTGTGTATGCCACCTGCATCGACATTGTGTTTAGCCTGTGTGATCATGTATCTCCCCTGCATACCAGTCTCAGGCTCGATGACATCAAACAACCGGCCAGCTTTAAAGGTAACGTCACCCATGAGCTTTAGTTTGTTCGTTTCATGGATTTTATTAAGCCTTTGCAGTAGAATCTTTGCTACCTGTCGAGCCTTAGCCGCATCTGCCTCATCGATTTTATAAGTATCCTCCAAGAGTCCGTACTTGCCCCCTGATACAACATCCTCAGCAAGTGCAAGCGTTTGGTAATTGTCTTCGGATGCTGTAATTATCTTTACTCGGTTGCGCAACTCTTCAATGCTTCGCGTGCGATCTGCTCCTAATGTTGTGCTAAGCACGTCTACGTCCCCCGTACCTGGTGCAAGCCTAAACTTGCCAACTATTACAGCGTTGGACATTTTTTCGATATAAATTTTACCTTGCCTAAGCTCTGAGAAAACTCTTACGCCTGTTTGCCTCTCGTAAGCTTTTATGATCGTGGTAATTATCTCCGCAGGTGTTTTCTGCACAAAAATTGAGTCGATCAAGTTATCCATGGGTGTTATCAAACCAATTGGCATGCCGAAGTCTGTTAGGATCTTGGTTATTGCCTGTTTTGCAGGGATCTTATTAAACTGGTACACGCTTTTGCTTTTGCCTAGATACCATCCATAATCAAATGCGGTATAGGATATAGTTATAGAATCGTTCTGCTTGCTTTTAACGACAATACCTCTATTCACTTCGACACCACTCTTAGTGATCACAATAAGATCGCCTAGCTCAATCGGATTATTCGGATATGGGCTACGCCCCCAAACTGTTGTAAAATCCATTACCGAGGCGATAGAGAGATTGCTGTCCCAGCTTATTCCGGTTACCACAGGTGTTACGTCGTATGATTTCGTGCCGTCGTTTTTTACTAGCGTTACCTTAAACATAGGCTACACCACCACAAGTGGGAATTCCTTGAGAGCCAAGGTGTAATATATATCGCCATCTGTAGCCGTTCTGTGTGGAAAGCTGTCTATTGTAACGAGCATATTGACTGTATCGAGCTTCACGCTCGGATCAGTATTGACGATGATTAAGCGTATAGGGATTCTTAAGCCCCACCATCGCTTGATCATGTCTACATAGTCACTGCCGAACATTGTCTTATTCAACGAAAAGGGGTAATCTTTAACCGGGAAAAACGATACCAAGTCAGTCTTTCGTAAGCCTTTTTTGCCAATTATGTTCAACGCTTGGTATAGCCCGTCGATTTCTTTGTTGTCCCAACTCTCATCAATCTCGTACTCTGGAGGCGTGACAGGGAGCAGGAGTACTTCGCTATTATCGTTTATTGATAAATATACTTTTATCATGCTTTATCGCCCCCTTTACCCGTAAACGAATCGTTCCAGTCGTGGCAATAACTTGTCTGCTATTTCCTCGCCAGTTAAATCGCTGCTTTTTTTGTTTAGAGCCCCAGTATTTGCACCTGTAGCTTCAGTGTTGGCAGCTACGGCTTTGGCATTATTTTCTATTGCAGCAGCTAAAGCATCCGACTTTCGTGCATCTATTTTTGCTTTTCTAGCGGCTTCCAATTCCGCTATTGAGTTCTCTGAAAAACGTCCAATCTTGACATCCGGAATTATGGCTGACTTTTCAAATGATGGTTTTTCCATTGTTGATTTTACGCCAGAGAAATCAGCTTTAATCACCTCTTGTCCAAGTGCCCCCCGGATAGCGTTTATTGGCGTGAGCAGGGCACCTACTGCACTTTCTGCTTCCGAAACAACACCATTCCACATCTGTGAAAAGACGTATCCTATACTCTTCGCAACGTAGGTAAACCCGCTTAATACCATATTTGCTCCACTTATTAATCCATTTACGCCATTCTCTGTTGAAGCGGCCACTGAATTCCATACAGTCATAAAGGTAACTTGAACTAGCTCCCAGTTTTTTCGCATCACTGTTATAGCTCCAATTACTATTGCAATCGCCATAACAACTGCGCCAAAGGGGTTTGCGGCCATCATCGCATTTAAGCCTCCCTGTGCAAAAGCAGCTTGGACCGCTGCGATCTTAAAGAGTCCAAACGCAAATACTACAGAACCAATAGCTGGGGCCATGTCACGCACGACACCACCGGCAGTACGCACCCATTCAACTAAGTTCTGTACACCTCCTGAATCAGCCCACGTAGTTAATTTTTGGGATATAACAGTTATCTGTGCCTCCATTACTGAGAAACTCTCATTCATGGCTTTTGCGAAACCTGAATTTATTGCGGTTAACGCAGGCGCAAACGACTTCGTTAAGCTATTCTTAGCCATTACCATCATCTGGCTAATAGTGATGGGTATATTTGCAAATCTTGCATCAGTTTCTTCGGCTGCGTTAGATAGTGCCTTTTTTATGATATCGGCGGTAATAAGCCCTTCGGATGATAGCTTTTTAAGTTCGCCGAAGTCTCTCCCCATTTCCTTCGCGATAGCCTGTCCGAGTAGTGGCGCATTTTCCATTATTGCTACAAATTCATCGCCCTGCAATCTCCCCGAAGCCATCGCCTGAGTGAGCTGGTGCATTGCAGATGTTTGCTCCGTTATGCTTGCGCCGCCGATTTTAAACTGCTTATTCATCTGTTCGGCGAATAACAATATCTCTTCATTGCTGGAAAAAGCGCCACCTGCGAGTAAGCCTAGCTTAGAGACAACTGCGGCTGTATCCGTATATGAGGACTTTGTCCTTTGCGCGGATTGAAATATCTTGTCCTGTAGCTCGGCGGTTGTATTAATGCCATCGTTTATGAGATTGAGGCGAGATTCGGTTGACACTAATTCCTCAGACAAGCTAAGCGCAGCGGACGCACTCCTGAGAGATACCCATGCCGCAGCAACACCTATAATCTGATTTTTTATAGATGACCATGCTGCAGAACTTGTCCGTTGCAAATCCCGGGTAGTCCTTGCGTATTGCATCGTACTGCGGTTAATGTTGTTCATCGTGGGGGTAACCTGATCACGCAGGGTCATGCGTCGTTCTATTGCTGGCGCCATTAGCCACCCCACCTTTTCGTTTCTTCCTCATGAAAAAGGACCATAGACTGGATAAAAAACTCTTTCTCAGCTTGTGTGAGTCCGAGTAGATAATCCAGCCTGTGGCCCCGTTGAATGTAGTAGTGACATAGATATAAATCTACATCACTACTTATGAGTTTTTTATGTCGCTACCAACTTTACTGACGCTGGATCCGTACCCTGCAAGCTTCATGATCTCAATGGCTATGGCTGACACCTCGCCAGGCAAAAAAAGAGCAGTGACAATATCCAAGGGCTCGACGCAGCCATACGCCTTTTGTAGCTCATCAGATTTCAGGTTCGGCTCCTTAACGCACTGTAAGAGTAGATAACTATCTGCCCTAGTGGCATCTTTATCACCAGCGCTCTGGGCTTCTAGCATGTCCGCCGTACCGGGCGAGCGCACAACGATATTCGATTCAAGCGACTCGACATACAGCGTGGCCGTTTTCGCTTTATTATTTTTGATTTTCTCTTTTTTGGCTATTAGCTCTTGGATTGATAATACTTTACTCATCGTTCTTCCTCCCCGTTATATTGTGTCGATGTACTCAAAATCACTAAACGCGAACGCTATATCCTCTGATCCCAGCGTTTTTTGCTCGAATTTCATTAGGTTAAAACCGTCAAACGTAACATCGTATAGAGCTACCCTTTCCACCCCAACAACGTCAGGGTCCGCCAGTTTTCCTACCAGCTTCATCCTAGGGGTCCTGCCGGCCTTGATTGCTGCGGCAATTTTCTTGCCGACGCGGCTGCTTGCTTTTTTAATGGTAATTGAACCGGTCCCTGAATGCCCAACTTGCTTTCTATATGTCGCTAAGCTGCCAGCTATATTAACATCCTCATATGCCACAGCCACGTTAGCGTCGAATTTATCGACTTCAGCCCATAATTCATTATCTACCCACAAGCTTCCGAATGTCCCGTTAATAATTTTACTTGGATCCATCTATCTTCACCGTCCTTACACTGCTATTTCGATACTAATATCCTCCATCGCGTCCGCGAATTTGAGGTTACCGCCCAAGAATACGTTAGATTCAAAAGCCTTCTCTTTAATCTCTTGGTCAGTCATGTCTGTGGTATCAGTTCCAATACCTTCCCATGCCCTGCGTTGTGCTAACACGTCAACCCCAACGGTGTTGTCGCCCCTGGAGTCTAGCACTTCACCCTCAAGGCCGCGAAGGTAACTATTTATTGACGTGATAAATAGTACCTGATTATCGTAAGTGTTGAGTACCTTGCCGATGTACTCATCGTTAAAAACTCTCGATACATCTGATTTGATTAAGTCCATGCCCTCAATGATTTTGATCTTCTTGAAGACTTTGGATTTGCTGACGGTAGTCTCGGTTAGGCTGTTTACGCCGCGCCCAATTTTAATAGCTCCATCTTGGTTGATTAAGATTAGTTTCCCATCGTCGATATCCTCTCCGGGTTCTTCCGACTCAGCGATACTCTCAACCTCAGCTAATTTGAAGTACGTCGCCGAACGCGTAAGGCTTAACCCAGCAAGTATACCGGCTATTCGTGCGGTGTACTGGCTTGCCGTGTAGGTATTTTCTCCTACCACTATTCCTGCCGTTGCAAAGTTTACGATGCCCTCGTGGTCACTAACAGAGTTTGGCAGTACAGTCTTAAAGGTTTTCTTGTTGGCGCGCTGGGCTATAATCCAACCACTTACAGTCGAAACGTCTGCCTCTTCAATCCCCGGTATTGCTAACCAATCCCACTTCTTTGATCCTAATATTGCAATTTGGGCATTATAGTCGAGATCCTCTGCTGCCCCACGGACTACAATAACTTTGTTTGGCGCTCCCAAAAAAGCGTCCTTGATGTACTGCAGATTAGGCGCAGTCCAATCTGCGCTCGCCACATCGATCGCGGTATTGTACGAGTAGAACTTGTCTGTCATAGTTTCATCTCTTAATACTAAAGCCACAACTCCGCGAGCGCTCCTTGTTATCGCAGACACCGCGAGAGATTTAAATATAAAATCAATAATCGGTAGTCCCATGTCTCTTCATCCTCTCTACAGTCTACTTAACACTCTGTCAAATTCATCTATAATGATTCTGTCAAAGTCTCTCTCTATTTCTGCTTTCGCCTTGTCGAAAACAAAGTATCCTTGCTTAAATCCATGTTCATTACCATGCTTGTCCACAATGCGATGCCCACGTTCAATTAGGTGGGCATGTGGTGCGATCTTTGAAGACGTATATACTCTTACCGTAAGATCTCCCCTGCTATTTCTGTCTTCGAAAATTTTGCCGCGCTTTATAGATTTCTGGTAATTGCCGGTGTGTTTTCTTACAAGTCCTCTGGCTTTCCGGCGCACGATGGTCCTAGCCTTATTGCCTACTCTTCCCAACATCCGCTTTGCTTCTCGCGGGAAGTTACGTTCCAGATAAGTAATGTTCCTCTGGAATTCAACAAGACCCCTATGCTCTATTTCAAACATCTTGATTCACCCCGAAATCAAGCTCCTGCATTTTCATTTCCGTTTCCCCGCCGCTTCCACCGCTGTCATCGTCAACATCGTAGTACATCATTTCCATGCGAGACGAGAGCACGCCATCTGTCACGTCTGACTCAACACCTTCTACGAGTTGTATCGTCCTGGTCCCTACTTTCAGTCCGTGCGAAAACATAGACTCTATACCTTGCGTTTTTTCCACAGTGTCGAGCTTGTACTTGTACCGATCCTTGGGGAAGTAGTAGATAACCACCGTCAAAGATCGCATAAACTTGCGTAGGTAATCAGTCCGGGAAATGTTTTCTAAAGTCGTGAAAAAGGAAGGTCTTACGAAACCTTCTTTTACATCCTCGGACGCCATTATGCTTATGTTTGGGTATCTTTCAATGATCTTTTCGTTCACAGCTGTAATGATGTTCTCTAACTTGACCGTCATTCGATCACTTCCTTGACAAATATCTCAAGTTCCTTGTGCGCAAAATACGGATCAAGAATGAATTCAATGTCAAATCGATGGTCACCGAACATAATGTAATCGTTCTTTGTTATGTTTTTACCGGAATTGTAGCGCACTATTATTTTGTGGGTTACGTTCGTGAGTATGGTTTCTGCCTGCGCGCGCTGCATGTTGCCTGTTTGGGGCATTATTTGCGCCGATATGGTTTTCTGTTTTTCGAAATCGAAATATTTCTCCTTGAGCTCATTAAGTTTTTCTACCTTGGAGTATACATCGACTCGTTTGTTTAGTTTTCCGGGATTCATGCGATCACCTACAATAAATTGATAGAGTGCATACCCAATATCGTTTCCACGACCTTATTGAGATTATTTTTATCTACATAAAGGGTTCTGTTATCGTACATATCCTGTCCTAAGACATAGACGACAATAATAAATTCACTATGAGCATCAATATCGCCTGATGAAAGCCCTGTGTACGACTGAACAAAAGACTTAGCGACTATCAGTATAGTATCTAATTCTTCGATCTCTGAGACTGTTAATCCCTCAATTTCGAGTTTTAGGTACTCTGCTAATTTAATATTAGTAATTTCACTTACCTTAGTTATCCCCATCGGACTTCACGACCTTTTTAGACTTATCTGGCTTTACTTCTTCTACGTATCCAGCCTGGAGAAGGTCGGAGAGTATTGCTTTATCGCTACACTCTCTTTCCTCACCTTTGTACATAGAAAAAGCACCAGCAAAACTAATTAGTGCTCGCACTTTCATAAGTTATCTCCTAACCCGCTGCTTTCATGACTAGCTTGGCAATCTTTTGAGCATTCTCTACCTTGGAATCAAGTTCCATCCATCCCACGACCCCGATAGCGTGTTGAGTTGCAAATTTCTCACGCAAGACTTCAATGCTCACATCTTCAGAAAGCTTGACAGCCAATCCGCTCATGTCTCCGTAGTAGATAGCCGTTTTTCCAGCAAGCATAGTTGACATATTAGACGATACATAGACATCCTTGCCGAATAGAGTATATCCCCATTTTGCAGTAGCGTCCTTATTGAGGATGTAATCACCACTGCTATCCTTCAATTTTCTGATGGCAGTTCTCGTAGCTTTGTTCATGATCCAGATTGCCCCACCCTGATACATGTCAGGAACGGCCTCTTGAAGATCAATTAATTCATCAGCTGTTATTGCCGTTGTTGCGGCAGCAGTAATGGATTGGGTTACACCGCTTAACCCCGCTACTTTATCGGTAGTCCCATTAAGTAGTTCCTTCTCAATCCATTTGGCAATAGAGTCGGCCATGGCACCGATTACAAAGTTAACGATATCAAATTGACTGTTGTTAACCAATGATTTGGATACCTTACAAAGAGCACCAGCAAGGAACCCTTTTAATTCCACGCTAAGGAATTTCCCCGACTTAGACTCTAGGTCACTGAACTCCGTTGCATACGCCATGGTGATAGCCTGGGTTTCCTCGTCGTAATAAGGGACATTTAATGTACCGCCAACATTGTAGCGAGTAGCCAGTTGGTAAATTGGGCAGATGTCGTACACTTTTTTGATGATTTTATCAGCGATAGAAGAAGGGATGATCGCTCCGTTATCACCGGTAGTGAGGTTTACGTCAGCACGCTGCTCTACGACACCCCTGATGTAGTTAGCAAAAGCTCTTTCTTCAAGCTCCTCGGCCCTTAGTTCTTCCTTTTTCTTGTCATCGACAACGTTAAGGGTTAAATCCCTGGCTCTTTCCTCGGCCTTGATCGTCTTATCAATGCCGGCAATTTCAGCCTCCAACGCAGTGAATTTTTCCATTTCCTCGGTGCTCATAGCTCTAGTTTCGCCCTTGGCAGCATCGACAAGTGCTTGTAATTCAGTTACTTTATCGTTTCTTTGCTCATTTAAGCTTTTCAGGTTTGCCCGGAATTCAGCAATTCGAATCTTCTTTTTCATTACTTTCCCTCGCCTTCTTTTAATGCATAAAAAATAGCCGCTTACTTAGTAGCCCTTAAGGTCACTTATTCTTTTTTCGTACCCAGAGTAGTCGATTGGCTCATCTTTAGCCTTTGGTTGTTCGATTTCCACCGTGATAGCCCTGAATTCGTCTCCGCGTTGTTCGGCAATGACTTCTTGCTCGGCCCTATGCTCTATGGATGTACCGGTATAGATCGGAGACATTCGATCATCGATGATTGAGACTTCAAACAAGTCGAGATCCTCTACATGTCGGCGCGGAAGTTGATCGGCCCGCTCTTCCATCCTGTCTTTGTTAACGTACTGTCCGAATGACCATCCTCTAAGCTTCTTTTGTCGCGCCTTTTCGATAACCTCAGGATCAGTTACGACGGCAATAGCTCGGAGACCAATGTTATCCTCGAAGAGTTCAATGTTACCGTCTTTAGTTGATCCGAGCTTTCTTGTCTTGTCATGATTGAGTAATAAATCAACGTTATCTGTTCTGTCTAAGGCACGCTGAAATGCCCTTGGCTCAATTTGCTCGACGCATTTCCCGCGAGGCGTGATGATCGGCCTACTATCCCTGGCTACAGCATTGACATAGCCATCGAGAAGCACGCTATCGTTTCTAATTTCAATCCTAATCTTCATCACCCCCCTTCACTTTGTCGATTTTGTTGGTCTGGTTAGTGTTTGGAGTATATATTGTCTTTGTCTTAACGTCATAAAGCACAGAATCCAAGCCAAGCTTGATCCAATTAAGACCTAACGCAGGTAAGTCTTCCATAAACCTAACCTCATCAATTTGAAGAAAATTAGCATCAATGCCTGTTTTGTAAGCGTCAAAGCGTTCTTTGATATCGCCTTTTAGCATTTCTTTCGTATCGAAGGCAAAATAAAAGGACCCCTTCTCTTTTTCAAGAAGCAAATCCCTATTTAAGGCGCATTCAATTACTCTCAATACGGGCATGACTCCCATTTTAAAGGCGTTGGCATATTCGTGGGGTGACGCAGTGCCTTTAATGATATTGATCGGTATGTTGATTACCTTGCAGATTTCAGCAGAATTAGTCTCTTTGTTTTCATTCAACTGCATTTCGACTGAAGTATTAGAAGCCTCCTTGAACTCAAGACCATCGTTAAGCACAACAACATTGTCGCTATTGTTACTGTATAGATTTTTCCAAGCCTCTTTTAGCTTGTCGATCACATCTTGGGTAAGCTTTTTGGTGGATTTCAGGAATCCCTTCTTGTTGCCGCCTTTTTTGACCAGATTCTCTTCATACACTAAAGAATTATAGGCAACGCTTAGTATTAGGTAATTTTCCTCTACGATACTAATTCCGCTTGCCCCATCTTTTGTGTTTCTTAGGATTTTCATAAATTCATAGGGCTTGTAAGGTTTTCCGTTAACTGAAATGTCATAATCCTTGAATATAGGATCTACGTTTTTATTAACGGATATATTTGTTTCGTCGACGTAGTACAACCCTGCAACTTGATTCCTTTCTTTCCCTATATAAGCATAGCCCCCTTTCCCGAGAAAGTAGTCATTGATTAAAGCCCTCCAAAACTGTACAGCATCTAGCGTATCGCCCGTATCGTCGTTTAACAGATAAACTCGTTTATCTCCCTTGACTTCCTCGGCTTTCCCGTCTTTCTCCTGATACAATTTGATTGGCAGTATTGACACTGTATCGGCAACAAAGTTAATGCAACTTTTTAAACTCGGGATATTTAACGCTTCCGCCTTTGTTACGGTCGACGATCCTAACAACGCCCTTATCAATACATCGTCCACTGGTGGCTCGATTGGTGCATCCGCTCTTTTTTCTTTGCGACTAAACCATGCCATTTTTTACATCACCACCTCTCGGACGGCCACAGTTAACAAAATGTGTAGCCGATTATCTTGATGCCCTTGGCGTGCTTATGTTCCAAGTCCTCTCCGTAAGTATTTTTGTAATACTCCAACTTCTTTTCTAGGTTTTCAACAGGATTGATAATCAGTTCAGGCGATTCAAACCCGGGCATTTCAACGATTAACCCCAGGCTTTGCTTTGTTTTTATTGCTGTTTTGACTACGAATTCTAGCTCACTCATTTTTTCCAATTCCATTGTCTGCACCTTCCTTCTAAATCACCTGGACGTCGAAGTCGTCCGTTCCAAACAACATATCTTGTTGCAATAAATAAGTGGCATTAATTAATGCCACTACCATATCAACCTTACCAGCTGATTTCTTTTTGTTCACGTATTTATTTAGATTCGTATCTTCGGTGCAGCGAGCATTCTGGAAATTGATCTCTAGCATCAAATTTTCTTCATAGTGGAATTGTTTGCTTAGGACTAATTCTTTTAGCAACTTTGTGGGCATATGCAGGACTGAACTGTGTTGTTTAATCTCCACACATTCCACACTTTTTGCCTCAAGTTTTTGGACTGTACTAATGGCATTGTATCGGTCGTAACCAGCTTGCTGTATTTCAACACCATATTCCGCTTCAATACCCTCCATATTGTACTTTTCATCACCGATTACAAAAGCTTCCACGAAACCATAGTCAATAACCTCTCCGCCGCATTCGAAACAAACACCTGACTTAATCAGCCTGTCATAATTAACACCTTCCTTTTTGCTCTTTTGTCTTTTCTTGTCCTCTGGGATAAAGCCCCAAACCTTACCATAGATCATGCCTTCGTGCTCTGTTACCATTGCTAAAGCTGTATTGTCATCCGACTGGGATAGATCCAGCCCCAGCCATACCCTTTTACCTTTCCAAAACGCTTTATCGTTCCTAATTTTACATTCTCTTACTTTGGTTATTTCGATATAACCTTCTACACCAAGGCCTTTGTACTTAATGTTATTGTGTTTACAGAGATAATTTTCCCGCTTGTTTTCATAATCTATCGCATCGTCGCGCATTTCCTTAATGGCGTCAAAAATATACTCATTCGATACAGCTACCGGGTTACTCTGATATATTACCAAGTCCTCTGTTTGCCACTTATCGTCAGTTAAAAATTCATCGTCCGGCTCATAGAGTAGAGCAAACCGTCTTTTGGTATCTCTTAACCCATCCAATACTTTTTTTGAGATATCCACTTCGTCTATCATGCCGTTATTATCATTCGGGTACTGGGTGCTTAGGATGATGCCAAGCTTATTAAAAAGCGTTATCTGAGAGGACCTCATGGCCTCAATTGGATAACTATCCATAGCTCCTGCCTCATCGGCAAGGAATGTATTTGCTAACTTACCATCCATCTTATCTTCGCTGTAGGCTAATGGAGTATATTCACTATCTGTTAATAGACATCTAATTTCACTTCTTAAAATTTTGAATACAGAATCATCCGCTAGTGCAGGAGATACCTTTATAATTTTCTTAATTGCTAGCTGTAACTCTTTAGATAGTTTTAAGTCAGGAGCCACTGAAAAAAACCTACTAAACTGTGCGTCAGTTAGCATTAAGAGTATAAAAATAACCGCTGCATAAAAAGTCTTAAAATTTTTTCGACTAATCAATAGCAAAGCGGTTGTGTAGTATCTTGTATCTCTATTTTTGTCATTTTTTAGCTTTGTACATAATGTAGCAATGATCAATAACCAAGCATAGTCCTCCATGCCCTCGTCCATGGGGCATTGCAAATCCGGGTGAACCATCAATCCGAGTAGCGTAGACACTTGCTCAAGGGCATCTTCGTCAACATAAGCCTCCAAATCTCCCTCGTCCGCTATTGCGAGCCAGGATCTGGCTTGTTTTTTTACATACTTACCGACTTTGCGATTGCTTTTTTCTAAACACCATTGTGCGTACTTATAAGCTCTGCTATCCCGTACCATTGCCTTTTTTACCCTTCAACGCTTCTAGTAGCGGATTGGAGGACTTTTCTTCCGTCTTCGGTATGCTCCTGAGTGCAGCTGCTATTGTCATGATGTTCTCTTTTTCTATATCTAAAAGCATCTTGCGTTTCGATTGCACCTGTTTATCACAAGCAATCATGGTTCCGTATATGCTGGTAATGTCCCTGGTAACTTGCCTTAGATCATCAAAAGAAGCCTCTCCGCTAAGCTCTTCTAGTTTAACTTCTAGCCTTGATGCCATCTCGTATATCTTTTCTCTTTTGGCTTCAAGGTCTGAGCATTCCGCGATCATCATGCAGTACCTATTGATGATTACTTCGTAGATTGCATCATTCTTTTTAATTCCCTTAAGCAACTTATTTAGCCTGATAAATTCCTTGTGAGCAATAGGGTTACTTTTTACTTCAGAGCGTTCCCTCAATGCCACGCCCGAAGACAGGGATTCTTCACCCTTTTTTCTCTGCTTTAATTCCGCTTTTGTTCGGTGTGATTTTTTCTCTGATATCAGTACTGTGAACGGTTTAGGTGGCGTTGGCATTGCTGGATCCTCCTTTCAAAAGCTGATCTGGGAATATTTTATTTACAGAGGGGTGTATGTGGTCTAGGCTATTTTCAAAAACTCAACATCAGCTACCCGGGGGGTACCCCGTGCGATCAGGTCCGCTGGCTAAGTCTGCCCCAATAACAAATGCAATGGTACTATGTGCCCGTCGCACTTTTTACATCTTGCTCCATCCATCGTATTGGGATTCCCTATTATCTCAACTTCGCACTCTAAGCATTTATATAACATCTTTGCATTCTTTCGCATATCATCCACTCCCTGATAATCCTTCCTGCTCTTGTATTATCATCAGCACAACAGCCAAGGGTATCTCTCCGCTCTCAGCCATCTCATGATGTCGCTCACATATAGTCAGTAGGATATCATTGTCTAATCGCCTATCGAAATCTTCCTCAAGCGGTATGCCATGGTGTACTTGTAAATCGTTATAGGTATATTGGTTGTGCGTATCGTATAGCTTTCGTATGCATACTTGGCATAGGTGACTGTCTCTTTGCCTAATCTCATTTCCCTTTCTTTGCCATGCCGCTGTCGATCTAAATCTATCCTTATCGTTCTTTTGTTTCTTTCGCTGTGGCTTTTTCCCGCAGTCGTGCTTACTGTCATGGATCTTGCCGCAGTATTTACAACTCTTTAGCATAGCGCATCAATCCAGTCTTATACCTTTATTGCTCCGCATCATCCGATCAAACGCCCCGAACGCTTTACTCTCTTCGTACTCCCGCAAGATCTTCTCGTGATCCCTGCACCTGGTCCCTGTCCATTTACGACACTTGGCGCAGTTAACCTTGTGACCTAACTCTATGGGATCGTAGTATTTACACTTAGCCAACTGCGCCACCATCCTTTTACGCAATAAGAAAAGCGCCCCCTCTTTGGGAACGCTCATTAAACACATTTTTCGCATTGTATAAATTCTAACACACTGAAAAGGGACTGTACAGGGCACGGTTTCGGGCATCAATCGGGCACGAATTGGACATTTTAATTCAAGGCATCTGCTCCGAAAAGCATAATCTTAAGTTTGTTCACAAGACGACTCCTGTTTCTTCTTACGGTTTTTTCGTCACATACGATCTTTTCGGAGATCTCTTCGATAGTTAATCCATCCCAATACTTTAACGGAATAATCCCGTAGTACTTATCATCCGTTATAGCTTCCATAGCCCTATCAATCCTTAGCACTTCCTGCCTAGTCCTCATCATACTTGACTTAACGCCTTGTGTGTATTGGTCGATATCTAATCCATGACTACCGGCATTCCTCGTGGAGAATACAACTATATCCTTTGATCGGTTACTCGTTGGAGCCGTAGAAGCATTAGGATCATAAAGGAATTCTTCATCTTGGGCAACCTTTAGCCTTAATGCCGGGTAATTATATAGCAGGATCTCTGTCTCCCTGAAGTAATTACGTTCGGTTGAAGAATCGTGCGCTACGGCTTTTACGCTTTCTTGGGCCGCTATGTTTACCGCTGTTTCGATTATTTTTAAAACTTCAGGGTTTAGTTTCTTCAATGTTAGCAGCCTCCTCACTTCTTCCCCCTAATCAACATCTCGCCCAAACTATTGAGCACCCTCAGGTCCTTAACCACTTTACCGGTTCTGCATTTCCATGCATCACACGTATATTTTCCGTTCACCCGACGAGGTGCACATGCATGATAAAGTTCGCCATCGAATTTTAGTTGTTTCATCCGCAAGCACTCCATCCACACGCTGGATCCGGGCACCGCACACATCCGCCGGTGTGTATTACTGTAGCTCCGCACCATGGGCAACCGTTATCGTCTGTCATTCTCCCTTGCCCCCGATCCGCTCCCATCGGCAATCATCGGTGTAGGTATAGCTACAAGTTTTCTTATCTGCACAAACCTTGCACACGCAGACTTGTCCTTTACACTCTCGGCACTTACACATCTGCTTTACCTCCACTAATCCTAAGTATTTCGAGCCTTTGAAGTTCGATGGTCCCCCACATGGACCAGTTGAGCACGGTCTGCGTAATATATCTAACCCTTCGCTCGTCAACGGCTACCGCGTTTGATCTGTCCGGGCTAAAGTTGAGTGTATTATCCTCAGCGTTTTCCCCTGAGTAGAATTGGCCGTTCATTACGATGATTGCTTTCATGTTAAATCCTCCTTCGGCTCCCAGTTACAAAGGTCGCGGCACATATCGCAGGGATCAATGCCTATCTCATCGATCTCCTCCTGAGTCATGGATGCATATTTACACTGTCGGCACTTTAACTCATTTCCCAGTATCTCTTCTAGGGTCTCTATATTTCCGCTAAGTCTACACAACTTTTTACGTTTAGTTGCGGTCAGCTCGTAGAAACCGATATTTAGCCCGATTTTCATCTGCTCAAGCATAATCTCGACATCCGCTATTTCTTCAGTGATGTGCTCAAGATTTCCTTGGCCAAGAGCCTGTTTACAGAGCTCCTTCTGTAGTTCAGATAGCTCTTCTACGCATTTTATCATCTGTTTTGCGAGACCGTATTTTCTCACGGCTGCCTCACATATTTCTTTTTCTGCTACACTCACACTTCTCTCTCCTCTACACATTCCTTATCTGCTGTCTAGCCACCTGGATAAGCTTATGAAATCGCTCTTGGTCCTTCTCGCGAAAACTCACGTCAATATCCGGAACCATACTCTTACACATCCATTCGACATAAGGTTTTTTGTCCTCGTATATCCTCGCAATATCCTTAAGCGTGATCGAGAGTATCTCTGAGTTGATATCATAATCCCAAGTCGGGAGCGGATAGGTTAGTCCGTATTCGACGATCTGAGCGACGATTTGGTTATACTCGTCGGCGTATTTCAGACGTATTTCTGGTGACAGGGCATCGGCTTTGGCTTTTCGGGCTAATAATTGCTGGATCATACGATAACCTCCTATGTGAGACCAGTCTATATTATAGAGTGGTCTCAGGCTAGTACCTACTCTCCCAACGGTTTGAGGTGTTTTTAGGGGGTAAGACCACTCTGAGAAAACAGGGTCACTATATATTTAAACCTTAGGTCTAGGTGAGTAATTAGATATAAAACCCATTCTCTTAAGAGAAATATAGTGGTCTTAGTGGTCTTAGTGGTCTCACTCTATAAAGTCTAGCAATACCAAGGGTTTCAGGGTTTTTTAGTGAGACCACTCTGAGACCACTCTTTACCAAAGTGAGACCACTCTTGTGGAATATTTCTCGATGACCTTACTCATCATAGCCTTTAAACAGGCTGTCCGACTCCGCGGGGAATGCTATGCATCTCACTTGCGCTCCACCGAGTCTTTTCCTGATATCAAATCTCATCTCCCCCTTAGTCCCTTGCCATATCCTGATCTTCCCCTGATCGGCCCAAGCCCTAATTATTTTCTCCGCACTCGAATACTTCTCTAAAAACTCATTAACGACACGCCTAATAATGTAAATATTTCCTCCTATTACGTCCGCTGGATCCTTCATCCCGATCTTCGTATTCGAGTAACTAGTGGATAACTTCTCATGGTTCTCTCCCACCCAGTCCTGAAATTCTAGCCAAGCACGTTCAGACTCACTAGCTTCGACCTTGCGAATTAATTTCTCTGCAATCGCGGTACCCATTGCATATGCCTCAGCACTCGCCGCACCCGGATCTAACCCGAACACCCAAATGCTAGAGTAATAATCAGCGGTCATCACGCAGGCTAGAGCGTCTAAGTGACTATCTATCCTGTCGCTAAAATACTGCCTAAGCCACCCTTGGGCCTGACGATAATAATCAACAATCTCCCCACGCTCCGCACCCATCAGCGCGTGCATGAACGCTATACCTGCATGCCCGTGGGAGTCGGGAAGGAACCCATAGAGATAACGAGCAAGGTCTTTATTACCTGCGAGTGGACCGCCCTCAAGCTCCATCGTCCGCGTCATAAGGCCATCCATGGAACTCGCACTCGTGAGTGGTCCTTCACCAGTAGTTAGCACAATAGTTCTCCATGTATTTAACTCTTGCAGGCCTACTTTCCCGCCTCGCCCCTTCCCCTTGCCTTCAGCTAACATGTATAGCGTTGCGGATATATCTAACTTCTTGAGCTGGCTTAGGACTTCGCGCTCGTTGATACCTAATGGTAGATCAGAGAATAAACTCGCTCTACGCTCCAAGGCAGTTGTTGTACCGTCGAAGCTACAGGTAATCACATTCGGATCTCCCCATACGCTCATAGCCATCCAGAGCATTGCAGTCTTACCTTCCTGCGAATTGCCATGATTATGGACGATGAAGTTACGTTGTGAGAGTGGCTTGAGTAGCGGAGTAGCAAACGCTGCAGAGAGGATAAACCTCGCATTCGGCGAGTAATTACGGACTGTATTCGCTATATTACGCCATTCATTGAAATCCCCTGTCGCAGAGAATCCCCTCAAGGCGTGCTTACTACCGATATCGTCTACATCTATTTCAATCTCTGGAGAAAGTCCAGGGAAAACGAACTCCTTGCCCCTCCACCCGAAGCGCGAAACGGCTTTTTGGACTGGAATATCGGGGTTACAGAACAAGAAATCATCAAAATACTTCGCTAGATACTTGGCTCCCTCTGAGCCAACACTGATCCCCTTATCAGCTAGGCCAATAACCTTCCGAGAGTCTACACCCATCGATCGAGGGATAACGATGTCCCGCCACCGGCCCATGTGCTTATACGATATTCTGAGGGACTCAGTCTCCGTATCAGCATTGAATAACCGAGCAGAGATGATTACAGGACATCCGCAGGCTCGAGTAACGATAGGGCCGTTTTCCGTAAACCTGATGTGGTTCACGCCAGTATCTGTAACTCTGAAATTATCCGGGAAAACGATCTCCTGCGCCGCCCCCGTGGCGATTTCGGTCGTCTGCTCGTCGGTTGATGTTGGGAGATCAGTAATATTATCGACAGTTATCTCAGCAATCTCAGAGTTCGTGATTTTTTGGGTATGCTGCTTAATCGCTCTCTCGAGATCGACAAGGTTTATCGTTCCCCTGAGCTTGTCCTTTGCTTTAGCATACAGTGCAGCATCGTTACGCTTAGCAATCGATAGTGCGGTTAACATATCATCATTAAATATTTTCTCCGCGCTCGGGATACCAATCATATTAACTTTTGCACGAGCAATGTCAACGCGGCCTAGAGAAAAGGAGCAAGGAGACTTTACGCCACAGCCTCCTGAAGGGCACTGGAAACCATGAGTAGATTTAATGTAATCACAGGTATTTGGATTCATTTTTAGTGCTTCAGAGAGTCTGAAGTCAGTCCCCTTTGGCGTATAACGCCCTTTGTCTGGTGATGATAGTTCGTGGCACTTGTCAATTCCATCCGTTCCCCGAACAACGTTTGTCAGCATACTGAGCCATTCGCCGTAGGTTATCGTCTGCGCATGATGTAAACAGTGTTGCAAGAACTGACAATTCGCAATCATTAGATCCGAGCTCTCGTCCGTGGATCGTCGTTCGAACTTCCCGTGATTCGTTATCTCTGAGCGAAAATCAATATCTGGAATTAAGTCCTCCAACTCCGAAGGATCGTAACGTAGGTCTGGTGAGAAATGTGTAATATAAACCGGTTGTTTTTGACCTAGTTTATGGTTTATCGTGCCCGGTACCCGGAGAACGCGAGAGAGGTCTGCCGTAGAGTCGAATTTCCACCCGCGTTCTTGGGCCAGAGATTTGATGTATGCCTGCAGGCGAATCATGAGGTTAGATGCACGAAGGTTTTCCTCTTGCGTATCGAAGGTCCATGCTTCCTTGAGGAGCCAATACATATGCATGCCGTTTCCGGACCATACCGTGATGGATGGTTGCAAGAAGTCTGGTAGAATCGAGTGTGCCTCTTCGACTGTGGCGGGTAGATCAGTTTGTTTGTGGGCTGGTCCAAGTATGTCGATATCCATCCACAGAGCCGGAATAAAAGAAACGTTGTTGGCTAGTGGTCGATTATTATCCGCGATATCGCCCATTGATCCACCAAGGCCGTAGTACACATCTCGCTCATCCTGTATCGCATGGGCAGCGTTCGCCATCATTCTGAGATCGTTAGCTGAGAATGACCATGTTTTTTTGTCTGGCAATGTCCAAAGATACAGATTGCCTGACTCGATATTGCCGTATAATGCGTTTAAAAATTGTTCTGTATCCTGGTTCACTGGAACACCTTCTCTCAGCTACCGTTGATGATTTTAAGAACGTCCTCGAATGATCGTGCTACGCCTGCGGTGGCGCCCCTCATGGATACTGTGTTTAGGAAGTTTGTTTGTGCTTCGGATGGTTTACCTTTTGGAGATTTTACTTCGATGAATAAGGCGCGACCTCCGGGAAGAACTCCGAAGAGGTCTGAGAAGCCCGGAGGAATGCCTGCGTTAAATGGACGTGGATCGAAAATTGTTAGTGATCCGTCTGGGTTCTTGCGAATTCTGGATCCACTCCAGGCTTGACCTACATTTAATCTGAAAAGTAGCCCGTGAGGAATTTGCTTGGAGAAGTCGATGCGAATAAGGTTTTGAATCGAATGTTCGTTCATGAGGATTCCCCCTTCAGTTCAACCCCACAATATCCCATTAGTCGTTTGCATATCGGACAAGGCTCTGGTTTATCATCTTTATCACAAACTAAATACAACGCCGATCCATGTAGTTTGCCGAGATCTACACCAAGCAGAGCCATCTGCTCGGCGTGGATGCTGTGACATTCACTATAGTCTCCGGAGTTATGAGGAAAACCATAGCGAGAGCATGAAGTGCAGGCCATTGGTGCCTCGTTCCATCCAGTACTGAGAGGTTCACCGAGTGGGCTTACTATTACGGCAGCATATTTTCGCCGTAAACAGTTACTATTGTTAAGGAACTTTCGGGCTTCGTCGAAGTAGTTTTTCACACTGGTTCCTCCTTAATCTCCTCTTCTAAAAGAGTGACATTTGCTTGATCTCTTTAGATCTTAGTCTCTTAACACCATCTTTTTTGAGCGTTTTGCATCCTGCCTTGACTAACCAAACTTCAACTTCTGTTACCAAATCTTCTTGTGTCTTAAATCTTTTGAGACTCAACGAGATACTTCTTGCTGACGTTGGTAATGAGACATACATGCTGTACAATTTGGCCTTTTTACTCCATTTAATGCTAAATCTGATTTTTTCTCTTTCGGAATACGCCTTCTTAGTAGGTACACAAACATCCAACTTGGCATCTACTTCTTCACGCCATTCTTTCCGCGTGTGGTCTGAGTGCATTTCTTGCTCTGGCTTGTAAAAGTCGTATCCACCAAATAATGTTGGCGATTCAAACTCTTTATGAAATGTAAAAGTTGGTTTGCATCCATAGTCTTTTAGGAGTTCATGTACTTTCTGAAATTTATCTTCGTACAGCATGCCCTACCTCCACGCCCTCTGCTTGCTCCGAACATCAAGCATCTTATCGACCCACCTCAACGAATACCCTCGCTTAATCGCAATCTGCTCCAAGTCCTCCCGAGTCCTGGCCTGCCCTATCTCACGTTTCTGAGCCTTACGTTCAAGGTCCTTAATCTGTAATAACTCGCCTTTCGTCTGCTCAATCGGAGCTTGGGCCAGGACGGGATATTGGTGACCGCAGTTAGGGCACTGAGGCCTTGGCATATGAGCAAAATAACACTTAGGACACTGCCTTACGGATATCTCGTTCGGCTCACGTTTTTTTACTTTCCCCTCGAGTGACCACTCTCGATCCTCGTCTGGTAAACCGTGCCGATAGACGTTTCCAACGTGGTCAATAATGATTGCTCTCTTATCAGGGTTTTCAGGATCTGCCCGCATGGCCCTCATCGCCTGCTGAATAAATAACGTTGTTGACTGAGTAGGCCTAAGTAGTATTACGGCCTCCATGTTCGGCACGTCGAAACCCTCAGAGACAAGATCCACGTTTGTCAGTATTTTAATAACACCTGTCCTGAACTGCTCGATTGCTGTCTTACGGATACTGTCCGGAGTCTTTCCGTCGATATAGGCAGCCGGTATTCCCTGATCATTAAACTCTTTGGCGACGTGTTCGGCGTGCTCGCATGAAGCACAGTAAACTATCGCCCTCTTACCATCCGCTAACTTTCGATAAGTCTTAATGACGTCCCCAATGATCTCCGACTTGTCCATCCTTAGCGCGACCTCTGACGTTTGGTAATCGCCATACTTAACCTTTATATCCGTAAAATCCGCGACAACCGGCGGTGAAAAATAGTCAAACGGTGCAAGGTTTCCCATTTCGATGAGTTCTTTGACAGATGGTCCCAGTGCCAATGCCTGGAATATGACTCCTAGCCCATCTCCGGACAAACGAGCCGGCGTAGCAGTAAACCCGATGACTAACGATGTTGGGAATTGTTCGATAACCTTACGCCACGTGTTCGCTACTGCGTGTTGACATTCGTCGAGGATAATTAGGTCTGGCGGTTTCTTGAACTGGCTTACTCGCCTAGCTAACGTGTAAACGCTCGCCACGTGCATATCACACGAATTTATGTTCTTTGAATTTAGGATTTCATGAGGAATATAAAACTGATCTAGCGTTCTCGATGTCTGTTCGATTAGCTCTTGACGATGTACCACAATAAGTACTTTCTGGTTTTTTGATCGTGTTTGAGCTGTCATCCACGAGAATAAAACTGTCTTTCCGGCTCCGCAGGGTGCTACTGCGCAGATCCGGAGGAGTCCGGCACGTATTGAGTACCGGATCTCCTCGATTAGGTCAGTCTGGTAGGGTCTTAGTTCCATTTGTCCTCCCTACTGTCAAAATGGGATATCGTCATCTAATGACACTTCTCTACCGATCTGGCTAAGATTGGTTTGACTAGCACCATGAGCGTTCTGCTGCGGCTGCCCTAGCCAAGGTGGCTGTTGTTGCTGTGATTGCTGCTGTGGTGGGAAGTTTGGGTTCGGCATGTTCGGGTGAGCAGGAGTTCCGTATCCCGGTGGAGGAGGCTGTTGCCCTTGTGGCGGTGCTTGCCACTGTCCCTGGGGTGGCTGCCCGTATCCTTGCGATTGCTGCTGTGGTGTATATCCTGGAGGAGCAAACTGACCGGGGTAAGATGGAGCACCAGGAGGTTGTTGATACGGGGGTTGCTGGTAATTCTGCTGAGGTGGAGCTCCGTATGGTGGCGGGCTATACGGAGGTGTGGTCTGTGCCTGGGTCCTAGGCTGAGGACTCCGTGTAGGTGCCCCTGCGCTATCATCCCTAGGACTTAAAAATCTTACATCTATAGCCTCTACCTCTGTAATCCAATGCTTTTGTCCATCCTTTTCGTAGGTTCTGACCCGGATGGATCCGTCAACAGCCGCCATCTTACCCTTGCTTAAATAATTAGCGCATAATTCGGCGAGCTCTTTTTTAAACAGAGGGACGCTTACATTCAGGAAGTCAGTTTCCTTTTCACCTTGTGCGTTTTTAAACTGGCGATCACAGGCTAGGGTGAATGAGCACGTGGCGTTTCCATTGGGTGTATGACGTAATTCGGGATCCTTCGTAAGGCGACCGATTAAAACAACTTTATTTAACATCAACGATTCCCCCTTATATAACCTTCAAGATCATTTCTTTCAACAGTAAGTTCTGGTAGATTCATCTCGGTCAATCCCTTGCCACGCTTTTTGAAAACATATGGTTCTAAATCTGCCTCTCCCCATTTCCACATAGCCTTGATCTCGGCAATGATCTTAGACTCTGGCGTTTCGACTACAAATTCCGGTGTGGCAACTTCCCGCACTGCCTCGGTGGACGGTCCCTCCGCCAAGTAATCAACCGCAATATTCAGTGCACCCAACCACGCATATCTCCATGCCATCGTTGCGGCCTTAGCGACCGCCTTGTCGCCCTGATCTACCCCGGATCCGAACGCTATATTAACCATGGTTTCATCAGATTCGGCGTCTATGATCGTCAACTTACAAGACACCGTTACAAGATGCCAAACGACTCCTTGAGTAGTGGTTCTCTCTTTAGATTCAGAAATTCCATATTCAATCTGAGTTATAAGTTTTTGTTCAAGGAGAGCTTCGTTTAGTTTTCCGAAAGACTGCTCATCGGGGATTGCACGGATGACTTCGAGTATCTTACTAGCGATTTTCATGTGGCTCATAGTTTCACCTCAGGGAGCTCATCCCATGTCCGACCGTCGAGTTCGCGGCCTGCTTTCTTTTTACCTACTCTTTGCATGTAAATTGCTCCTGCACCGTGATAACCCATGCCTCCATCGTGGTTAATCCGCTCAACTTTATCTTTGTGGTAATATTCAGCATCATCTCGGATATTTCCACATTGGCCGCTCTGGGTCCATTCACCCCATTGCTTAAAGAAAAGCTTAGTTCCTGCCGCTTGGCACTGATCTCTTAGGCTTCTGACCCAATCCGGATGCATTGGCCGCGCTCTTGGTCCCGATTCTCCGCCAACGATTACCCAGTCCAATTTTGGACCTTTTGTATGTGGCTTAGGGAATCCGTTTAAGCCATTTAATGCATCTACAGCCGTTACATTCTCATAGTGCAAGTCGTTTAAATCTATTGGTCCTAATAATGGCTCTGCACTTATGAACCTTACTGTAGCTGGTGTTTGTAGAAGCAACGGTATCCTCTCATCTGCTGAAGCTTGGTTTTTGACTGATACCCCGATCCAGATGTTTTCCATTGGGTTAGCATCTGGGATCCCCAGCTCATCTAATGCAGCATATAAGCCGTCATAATTACAATCTGCATCACACATTGCCTTTAAAATGTAATTGCGCATTCGCTCAGGCCTTTTTGTTAGCACGAGAAATGTATGTTGCGAAGCTTTTGCCATCGACGCAAAAACTAAATCCAAAAAACTATCAGGCACAGCGATATGAAATAGGTCACTCATAGAATTCACAAATATTTTCTTTGGCTTCTTCCATTCCAACGGTTGCTCTAATCACTCAGGGTAACACGCCACATCATTAAAGTTACGGTCTTTATAAGCAGGATTGCCCATTGCTCTTAATCTGGGCCAAAGTCGCTCGGCGTAACAGTTGCGACAGCCTTCGGACACTTTTGTACAGCCAGTAACAGGATTCCATACAGCTTCCGTCCATTCGATTTTTGATTTACTCACGCGATCCTCACCTTACTCCCCTCGTCCCCGCTATCAGTAACCTCAATAATCTGAGGGAAACGGCTTTTCATCATAGGGTCATGGCTTATAGCAATTACCTTCATATTTGGGTACTTAACGCTAAGCATCTCCAATGCATCGCAGTACGCCTCTGCTCCCTCTGCATCCAAGAAACTAGGCTCGTCCACAAACATCATCCCCAGCTGTATTCCGACTCTCCGGGCCTTAAGATCCGCCAGCGCAAACGCATTTGCTAGTGCAGCCTTGACCTTCTGCCCGCCGGACCGATCTTTATACGGGATGTTGCCGCGCCAGTCAGTGACCCACACCTCGAGGGCATTAACCTCTTTTTTGTTCCGCTGGACTCGCTCTGTCCGCATTTCTAAGGCCATTTTCCCGCCAGTCATCTGACCAAGGATCTCATTGGATGTTGCCGACAGCTCCGGTACCACTGAACGAACGATGGAGAAGGGGATACCGTCGAGGCCGAAAGCCTTCGTTAGGGTCTGGTAACGTATTAGGTCCTTAGCCGTGGGATCCATGTCTAATATTAGTTGCTGGCGTTCGGCTTCATCCTTAGCAAGAGTTTCGAGTTGGGCAGTTAGGGCACCAATCTTACTTGAGTAGTTTAGTTGTTGCCCTTGCAATAACTTCAGGTCAGACCGTAGTTTATCTGCTTTAAAAAGTTCATCTGTCAATCCCGATGCATCGATGTTTAACATCAAGCATTCAGTATCTAGCTCCTTGATACTTGCTTCCTTGGTATTAATATCAGCCTCTAACCCTGCTATAATCTCGGCTGTTGAAGCAATGAGCTGCCGCGCCGCAGGTAACTCTTCCTTAGCCTTAACCCATTGCAGGAGCTTGGGAAGACGTTCATTAAGGCCTGGCAGGATAGCAAGTTCATTGTTCAGAGTAACACCCGATTCTATGACCTCATTAAGCTGTATTTGTAAGTCATTTCTACGTTTTTGGCAGTCTATCAGTTGTGCTTGGAGTCCTTTGAGTAACTCTACTTTTGAATCTAGCTGTCCTGCGAGCTCTGCCTGAGGCCGTAAGTTGGTAACGATATTTTTAAGCTTGTAGTGCTCTTCTGGACCCTTAAAAAAGTCATATCCTATTGCGCTATATTCCTTATTGAGCCTTTCAACTAATTCACAAAACGGTTTTCTGGCTTCTTGCATCATGGCTATTTCTAACTCGATATCCCTAATTTGTTGTTCAAATATCGGTATCTGGGCTTTAGATTTTTGTGCGTCTGCAAGAAAAGCACATTTAGCGTTTTCTGGATCAATACAATTCGCATTTGCAAGGAGTAATGATTTTCCCGTTAGATATTCAAGAGTGGCTTTGATCTCTTTAATTTTCTGCTGTTTTTCGTATATCTCGTCAGCTGTTCTGTCCGTGTCCTTTTCTGCCATTAAAATCTCACTATGCTTAGCTGCAGCTTTCTTACTCAACTCATCCATTGTCTCAAGCTTCGCTAACTCGCTCCTATACTGATCCGCAGCCCTATCAAGATCAGGCTTACTCGCTAAAACGTTCTCAATCTGGCTTATTTGGTAACCTAAAGTGTTAATTTGGTTATCCAATGTGCCAATTTTGTTAGTAATTCGAGATTGATCGTTCATGAATTCAAGTTGCTTTGGTTTCTTAGCTTCGAGTAACATTGCTTGATTTTTCACTTGTTCATACTCGTCTGCTTTCGCCAATACTGTGGCCTCGTTTGCTATGATCTGTTGAGCTCGCTGTGTAAGATTACGTTTCGTTTCGATCTCTGTTTTCTTGACTAAAATATCTTGATTTAGTCCAGATATCTGTATCTTTAGATCGTCAGCTTTCTCGGACTTAGCTCGTAACGTTCTGACTAATTCCTCGGCAGCCTTAATTTCTGACTCAACTCCGGCTATGTCCCCTGTTACTCGTTTAAGATCAGTCTCGTAAGCATCCTTATCACCGAGTAAACCATTCTTAGCTTTTAACTTCTCATCCAAATCAGCCAACTTCGCCTTCGATATCGTAAGTTGCCTATTTAGCTCAGTGACCTTAGCCTTCGCCAAATCCGTTAATTGCTCGTATATACTGAGCCCCAAGATATTTGCCAGCACGCCCATGCGCTGCTCTTTGTCGGCTTCCATGAATAATCCGTAAGCATCCTGCATAATCAACGCAGTGCAGCGGAACGTGGCGCAGTCCATCCCGAGTAACGACTCGATCTTCTCCTGTGTTTGCTTGGCTGTGGTACCCGATCGATCTTCCCATTTATCAGCTAGTTGCTCCTGCAGTGCCAGGGTGATCTTCCCGCTGCCCTTGATGCTCCTGTTCCGGATCACTCGCCAGTTCGTTGAACCCATCGAGAACTCAAAGTTAAGCATTCCGTCAGTCTGGCCGTTCGTGATCCAACTCCCAGTTACACCAGTACGTGTCTCTTCATAAAGGCAATCAGAGATAGAGTCCATGAAGAATGCTGACTTACCAATCCCGTTGGGACCGTTCACTGTTGCGAAGTAGATGTCTTGAAAGTTGAACGTCTCTCCCTGATAAGAACGGTAATTCCTGACCTCCAGAGATCGCGGCTCGAATACTCCTGAGAGTGTACCGGTTGGCATCTTCGCGCTGATTGTGGCTACCAGAGGACGTGCAAGCTCAATGATCGGAGTTATATCCTCGGTGCTGAATCCTTCAGCAGTTAGCCATGTATGGAGATTTTCGAGTGGTCCTGAGGTTTCGGTTAGTTCTTGCTTGACGAGATCGGTAGTAATTTTCTCAGGCTTGATCTCTGCTACGTGGAACGCTCCTGCTTCATAGAGCGCTTTCTCCAAGGCTTTTCGGTTGAGTTGTTTGTTGAGTTCGTCAGAGCAAGAGTAACCAAGCCGAATTATCCTGCCCTCGAAACTCGCGTCATTTTCATATAAACCTTGATCAATAAACCCACCAATATCTTTTTCATCCCATTTGAGACTAAGAAATTCTCTCGAGGGTGTCTTAACAAACTCTGACCCCACATAATTCGGCATCTCGGAATACTCATCACCCTCAATGGTACCGATCTCGTGCATCCAGAACCCCTTATCCTGCCCCTCCTCATTGAACGTAATCCCGTTCACTGGCCCCGAGTAAAACACTGGCTTCTCAATACCCTCGACTCTCTGAGCCCGGTGAATATGACCTAACGCCACCAGGTCAAACGCGGATCCGGCCAGTGCCTCTTTGGGTAGTACAACCTCCGACTGAGTAAATACGTGCTGGCCGTTGTCGAGTTCGCATCCTACGACCGTGTAGTGAGCCATTAATACGCTCGGGATCGTCGGGTCAAGTTGTGCGCTTAGTCCATTGACCATGTCCCCGAGGAACTTGGAGCACATCATTGATTCTTCTGCGGGGGCCATTCCGGGGTTTTTAGCACGGAAGTAACCCTTGTCGAAGCCGGGGATAGCAGCCACTTGCAGTGGTCCCGACTGAGTTTCAATAACTCCGCATTCCGGGTCAGTGATTACAGCCAGTCCGTTAATCCTCATATTCTTAATATTTTCAAAAGCCTTTTTACTGTCGTGATTATCGGTGCCAAACATCAGGACTGTTGGGGCAATTCCCGCGAGAGCCCGTAGTCTTATTACGGACTCATCGATGAGCGAAAGCATATTATCTCCCCAAAGCTTTGACTTATCGAAGAGATCACCAGAGATCAGGATAGCGTCAGGTCGTTCGCTTTGTGCGTATTCAACAAGGTAATCAGCACAACTCAACGTATCCTGTAATCGCGCGTTCTTGCCATCAATCACTGGCCCTGGCAACTCACCTATGTGCCAATCGGCTGAATGGAAAATTAACATTGCTGTCCACCTCCTGCTCGACAAGTTTCACAGATTACTCGTCCAAACTGTTTGAGTAAATAATCAATAATCATCTCTACTGTCCAGTCTCCAACTGGTTCAATCGGCTTACCACATACCTCACAGCAGTTACCTGTATCCTCCGGATCCGGACCAACAACCACGACCTCACCATTCACGCCACCCCCGGGCAATTGTAGGAGACTACCCGTCGGTAATGCTGTCGCTCCTCCAAATAAAGCGTCTTGCCCTGCTGCGTATCTCTGGATGAGCGCTTTCTTCATATCAGGATCCTGCGTATTTAGCACCACTAATGCAACCGCAAACGGCCTAGCCAACTCATTGAGCGTATACGCACCCTTGAGGCCTAATCCCGCTCGTAAAGCCCTTAGTAGTGCCTTTGTCTCGCAGTTCGCACCCATATGTTCTAATGGAGCCTTTTTTGACAACGTATCCTGCTTGGAAATTTCTTTAGTAGCTGTATACTTTCTATACCCACCACTTGGCTCAGGTACGAGTATAGAGACCTGATAGGCAACATCATCTTTGGTTGGGCACCCTGCACACTGAGGGGCAAGACGCGTTGCCCTTGAAATTTCAACGCACCTTTGGCAGTTTTTCGGCAATATAGACTTGGATTCGTCCATAACCACGTTAGCAGCCGTCATGAGCTTGAGGCATCCAATTTTCGTTAATGAAAACTCACCATTTTTCTGCTTATAGATATCCTTAGCGGCGAGATCTGTGTCGATCTGGACAATATTCACCATAATTTTATGCAAGGGTGAAATCTCGGTCATCGTAGCTGGAAAAAGCCGGTTATATGTTTCAGGTGGGTAATTATTAATCGATGAAATCGTTAATGCGTTATCCAATGCGTTTTTCCTCCCCGTCTTTTCTTATCTTTACGTTACTTCGCTTGATCCTCGAATAAACGACATCCTTATGCAGGCCGAAAATGTTACCAATTTGCTTATAGGTCAGTCCCCTTTTTCGGTACCGCTCCATTAGCGATATGTCCTCCGGAAGGATGATTTTATTAATCGTGTCAGGTCGCGGACTTTCCAATTTTGCGAATGCGGTCTCAGGGAAACAATCGATGACGATCGATAGTGCTAGAGCACAGTAGTTTTCTTGATTGAGATTTGTAACGCAACGCATCATGCGGTACCTACAATTTCCACCAGCATCTCGCGCAAATGCTCCCGGAATGACTTCTTAGCATCAGCCACATACAAACGCTCCAAGGTTGCTAGGTCGTCCCGAACGTCCTGCCAAATCTCGTCGAAGGTTTCGCGCGGTGCAGGATTAGGCTCTGGCGTCACATCGACAAAGGAAATACCTTCTTGAGACCCCCACTCCTCTTCCGTCATACCCTGAGTCTCGGGAGGCACGTGATACGTTTCCGATGGGTTCATTTCTACCACTGGCAGCTCCTGCACAGGCTCATCCGTGTGAAACTGCTCTATCTCAGCAG